TTCTCACCAACGGTGCGTTCATGAAGTTCAACCTTGACGGTTTGATGCGCGGCGACTTCGGTTCGCGTGTCGCAGGATACTCATCAGGTCTGCAAGCTGGTTGGCTGTCAATCAACGATGTGCGACGCTTCGAAGATCTCCGACCAGCCGAAGGCGGCGATGCTTACCGTGTACCGCTCGCCAATGTTGATCTCGCTGCGGCTGGACTCACAGAACTTGACCGCAAAACAATGATGGCTCAACGCCTCATCAACGCAGGTTTCGAACCCGCATCAGTGTTGAAAGCACTCGACATCGACCCGATTGCGCACACAGGTGTCGCACCAGTCTTGTTGCAACAAGTCACCGAACCAGCACCAACCTATGATGTGAACCAGCGTGATGTGAATGTGACGATGCCTGAGGTTGTGGTGAATGTTCCGCCGGCGAATGTGAGTGTCGCTGCACCTGTGATCAATGTTCCTGAGACTGTGGTGCGTGTGAATGTACCTGAGTCGAAGCCGACTGTGCGAACTGTTGAGCGTGACGCTGACGGTAGAATCTTGACAATCACCGAAAGGGTTGAAGAATAATGGCACACGGTCTATCGGCTTATCTTTGCAACTCATGGCTTGATGCGCTTGCGAACAACACTTCTTATGTGGTCGCACAGGTGTACATCAAACTTCACACAGGTGATCCTGGTGCGTTAGGTACCGCGAACCCTGCAACTGAAACAACACGCAAGGCTGCGTCGTTTGGTGCGGCGTCAGCGGGTGCGATCAGCTCGGACGCCGATATCAGTTGGACGAACATCTCAGGGTCACAGGACGCAACACACTTCACCGCTTGGGACAGTTTGACGGCAGGTAACTTCTTGTTCTCTGGCACGATCACCGCGAACCCGTACACCGCTGGTGACACTTATACGATCTCTTCAGGCAATCTGTCTGCATCTCTAACAGTCGCAAGTTAGTTGGCCGCTATGGCGGTCAAAAGATTCCTGCTCGACACGAGCCAACTGAACGACGCCACCACAGGTCTTGATGGTGCTGCAGCATTCATTCTTGATACAAGTCAACTAGACGGCGCACAAGTTCTTGACGGCGGACAGTTCCTCACAACTGCGACCGGCACAGCGACACTCGGCGCAATGTCGGCAACTGCATCTGCGACCGTCAAACATTCTGCGGTTCTAAGTTCCACACTTGGCGCAATCTCGGCAACTGCATCTGCGACCGTTAAACATTCGGCGGTTCTCAGTTCAACGCTCGGCGCACTTGACGCATCAGCACAAGCCAAAGCAAAAAAATCTGCGACTGCGTCAGCCGACCTCGGCGCACTTGATGCCTCGGCGACCACAAAAGTTGCAAAGACCGCCATCGCCACAGCCGACCTCGGCGCACTTGACGCATCAGCGACAACGAAGGTTGCCAAGTCGGCGATCGCATCAGCCGACCTCGGCGGACTTGTCGCAACCGCAAACGCACTCGACACACCGCCAACACCGACACCAGAACCAACGCCTGTCGGCGGAAGACAATACGCCGCACCACGACGACCCAAGAAGATTGAACCACTACCTGAAGTCGAGATACCTGTCATCCAACCGAAGCGACGGTACGCGGTCTGCTCAACAAGTCTTGGTGGCATGACCGCACAAGCCGAAGCGATGATCACATTCAGCATTCTTGACGATGATGCTGAAGTATTATTGTTGGTCTGATGCCTTACTTCATTACAGACAAGTCTCCAGATTGTTCTGGGTGGGCAACCATCAAAGAAGATGGCGAAGTGATCGGTTGTCACTCGACGAAACAAGATGCGATTGATCAGATGGTCGCGGTGTCAATCGCCGAAGACATGGAACCAGGCGGCGAAAGAAACGCTGACGCCGAAGAAGTTGTAATTGTTGATATTGATGGGACGCTGATAGTTGGCGGTCAAGGTATTCAAAAGAATGTTGACTATGTCAACGAATTATTTGATGAGTATTACATCTACATTGTGACAGGCCGACCAGAGTCGGATGAGGAACAAACTTTGAAACAACTCGCCGATGCTGGTGTCAGATTCGATGACATCGAGTTCAACGAAGATATGTCAGTTTCTACCGTTGTTTACAAGAAAGAAAAAGCACAAGAAATCTTGGATGAACATTCAGTCAAGTTGGCGATCGATAATGATGTTGCTGCTCGTCGCGCATATTCGGATCTCGGCATTCCGACCATGGATCCGAAAACCATTAAAGCGATGAGTATGCGCGCACCGGCACCACCGAAGGATCAGATCACAGGTAGCGACAAGAATCCTGCTGGATCGGCGGCAGGTAAGCAAGGCGGGATAGAAATCAATGAAGCAACCGAGACGGCGTTGCGAAACAAAGTGACCGATCATAACGAGAAGATGGATGCAGAGAATCGTCCTGTGTGGACTCGTGTGACGCTCGGTGTGTTGAAGTCTGTGTATCGTCGCGGTGCTGGTGCGTATTCAACTTCGCATCGTCCTGGTATTGGTCGTGCGCAATGGGCGATGGCGCGAGTGAATGCGTTCATGTATTTGAGTCGTGTTGGTCGTCCAGAGAATCCTGCCTACATCACGGACAACGATCTGTTGCATGTTGATCATCCAAAGTATTCGGCGGCTGACCGTGCGCTACCCGACAACTATCGGCCTGCGCTTTCGCCTGATGTTCCCGATGGTCGTGCTTGCGGGAACTGTTACTTCTACGACGAGACAAATGTCCAAGGAGAAGGAGACAACCTCAAGGCATATTGTGAGAAATGGGATGAGTATGTTGACGGCGGATTCTATTGCAACGCCTGGCAACCACACGAAGAAGAAATGCAAGAAGAAGATTCGGTTCGCCAGGTATCTCTTGAGATACCTGTCTACATTCGCAGCGCGGCAAGAAAAGGATTGGACTACTACGGTCAAGGTCTCGCGGGTGAAGGGCTGGTCAATAGAACCGTTCGTGAAGCACGAGATATGGCACGAGGCCAGATCACAGAAGACAAAGTGATCCGTGCCAACGCTTGGGCGCAACGACACTCGGTAGACCTACAAGCACCAAAGAACTCTGATGCAAGCAACGACCAGTTCCCTGGTGCGGGTGCGGTCGCACACTACCTGTGGGGAATCAACCCGTTGAACCCTCAACCGGCACGAGACTGGTTCGAGCGTAAAGCGAACGCGATCAAAGACGAACGAGGATTGTTCTCGTTTCATCGCGCCAAGACTGAATACTTTGCTAACATTCCAGGCATGGAAGACAACAAAGTCGAGATGCGTCGCGTTAATGTCAACGAGTTTGAATTGCGCGCAGGTCCGACAGGCGACGGCATGTCGTTCACAGGTTACGCAGCAGTCTTCAACTCAGACTCCGAACCACTACCGTTCATCGAACGAATCGCACCAGGTGCATTCCGCAAATCTTTGAAAGGTCGCAACACAATCAAGATGTATATGAACCATGACTCGTCGATGCTTCTCGCTTCGACACGATCAAAAACTTTGCGACTTGAAGAAGATTCAAAAGGTTTGCTCGTCAACGCCGATCTGCCAGACACAACCGTTGGCCGAGACCTGAGCGTTCTCATGCAACGCGGCGATGTTGACTCAATGTCATTCGGGTTCTCGGTTCCAGCCGGTGGAGACAAATGGTCAGATGATGGTATGACCCGCGAATTACGCCAAGTCCGTTTGCACGAAGTATCGGTCGTGACAGGCTTCCCTGCCTACAAAGCCACATCGGCTTCGGTGCGTTCTCTTGACATGCTCGCAGAGCGCACAGGTGTTGACGCAGACAAGCTCGCCGAAGCGATCACGATGCTCGAATCTGGCAACACTTTGTCTGATGAGTCGGCTGATCTGTTGTCGAATGCGGTCAGTAAACTTCGCGCCGAACCAGCCAAAGTTCCTCACACGGTGAACTTGTTGGCGAAAAAACTTGAACTGTTGAAAAACTTCTAGATTCTCGTCTATAGTTCATTCTGTCGGTAAGCGTCCCGCTACGACTAGAGATTGGTCCGCGTCCCGCGCCATCGGAATACAACTTCCTGCGCACAACCAATCAACAACTACTCATGG